GCCTCATAAAGAGGCTGACGCTGGATCACTCCGTACTGGCTCACAAGTCCGATAAATCCGTTTTCATGATTGTGCGTGATCTCGTAGTCCACATCTGCCCATTCGGTGCCGTTGTTTTGGATGGTAATTGTCTGGTAGCCGTTCTGTTGGACGCCAGTGAATTGTTTTTCTGCGGTAGAGTATGCTACTCCGTCCGGGATGAGCCATGTGATTGATCCGCTACTATACATGTCATCCTCTTCCAGTACCGGCTCTCCATCTACAATCGCGTCATAATAAATGGTCGGCTCGTCAGAAAATATCAATCTTTTCGGTTCATCACTGTGCAGAATCTCTGCCATCCTACGCCGGAACTCACTTAATTCCCTTGCTGTAGAGTTCGCAATCTGAAACTCCATCACGATCTGCTTTGGAGAGTATGTGGAATGCGTAAACTCTCCTCCATTTACATTTTCAATGCTCCTTGTATTATTTGTGATGGAAGGTGATAAGTTCCGGTCAAGTTTTGTAATCTTAACCGGAATCTCTACGCCTCCATATGTTGCTTTAAGCAAGCCCAACCCTCTCACCTCCTAATAGTTTCTCAAAATCATCCATCTTTTTAATCATCGGTCTTGCATATCCTACTGTCTGCTGTGCAAGAACTTTTCCATCCAATGTTGTTGTTATGTTTATATTTAGGTTTATATCCTTTTCACCCATAATCTCTAAAATGGATTCCTGTATAAATCCCTTTAATGATCGCAGTGGTGTAATTGCTTCTGCTTCTCTTTCCGCAGCACCGCCGATTCCTCCAGACGGCATCTGGAATAATGCTGGTTTCGTAAGAATTCCGCCATCTTTAAACCATTTCACATCCAACATTGGCAGACTTGGTAATAAATCGGACAGATTGATATCTCCGATACCATCCTCGTACCCAACCCCACGATAAGCAGCCGCAAGGCTTCCATACGTAGACACTGCGTACCGGATGGATGCAAGCATATTAGATAGTGGATCGTAGATGTTTTTGTCATATCCAGCCATCGCATAGGCTCTAAATGTTGGGTCAATGACCTGCATGAGTCCCTTAGATGGCGTTCCATTAATCGCGTTGATATCCCAGTTATTGATCGCATTCGGATTTCCACCGGATTCTGTCTGCATCTGGTATAACAACCTCTGCAAATTCGCTTCTGAGTACTGCCCTGTCATCTGTAGTGCCCTTGTTGCCAGAGTTCTCCACTGCTCTACTCCTGCACTTGGATTGTAATTAACGTTCGATTGCGTATCAAAAATTCCTTTTACAAATCCGACCACGCTGTCAAATACCGTGCTGACCGCTCCTTTTGCTACAGAAATCCAAGGTTCGAACGCTCCGGACAAATCCGTAAATTTATCGATTGCAATCTGCACAATTTTACTCGGGTGAATGATATAGTCCCACACACTTCCGGTAAAATCTTTAACCGTATCCCAGATCCCACCAAAAAAGTCACCGATTCCGCTCGCGAAATGCGGGAGTTCCTCCAGAAAACTTTTCGTCTGGTTCGCTGGCATTATCTTTGTTCCTTTTTTCATCGGTAATACTACATCACGTCCTTCTGGAATGAATGGTTTTCCGTCTGGTGGGATAATCATTTCTTTGTACGTAGAACCTTTTTGGTCGTTTACTACTCCAATTGTATCTCTTGGCAGTCCACCCGTTCCTGATGCAAATTTTGGCGCATTCCATTCATCGAATCGCATATCAGAACCTACCGCTTTTAAAATCCAATTTACTCCACGAATTACTCCATTTACTGCATTTCCAATCGGATCCACAATTGCCTGTGCAATTTTCTTTACAATCCCACCGAGCGTATTTTTTAAATCATTGAATCCATCTTTAATGAACTTCCATACAGACGAGAAAGCGTCCATAGCATTTTCTTTGATAGTGTTCCAGATTCCTCCGAGCGTATCCTTAATGCTGTTCCAGATTCCGGTTGCTGTATCCTTGATTCCATTCCAGATGCCGGAAAAGAAATTAGCTACTGGAACAAAAACAGCGCTTGCAGTATCACTGATCCATTTCCACGCCTTTTCAAGCGCGAACTTGATCACTTCCCACACTGTGTAAATAACGGCGTATATTGCGTACATGACAGCACCAATTGTTCCCTCAATGAATTTTAGTGGCCCTTCTATCACGTTGTAAATCTGTTGCCAAATATCAGCAAAGAAATCTTTAATTCCATTCCATACTTCTTGGATTTTCTCGGATATGGTATCCCATAACCCAGACATCCAGTCCTTAAATGCACTCCATTTTTCCGAGAGCCAGTCTGTAATGTCTCCCCAGTTTTTTATCACAAGGATGATTCCAGTTATTGCAGCGATAACCGCCGCTATTGTTAGCGTGACAGGATTGATCAAACCAACAATAGATCCTACTACTTTAATAATTGTGCCAATTCCTATTATTAGCTTCCCTATTATTATTAATATAGGCGATAATGTAGCCACAATTATTGTCCCTATTGCTATAATTTTCTTTGATTCATCACTCAGCCCAGAAAACCACTTTGAAAACTCTTTCACTTTTTCTACGACAGTATCTATCACTGGTGCAAGCACTTCCATCAATGCGTCACCGAGTTCAATCATCACATTTTTTAGCTCATTAAATGTTTTTCTGAATGTATCAGACTTCGTTTCTAGTTTTCCAAGAGCTTCTTCTGTTGCACCCGTTGAATTTCGCATTTCGTCAAGCGTTGCATTGAACTCCTGCGCTCCATCTCCGAGAAGCACGAGTCCAGCCTTTGCCGCTTCTGAACTTCCCCACATATCCCCAAATGCCAGACCTTGTTCTTTCGCCCCATTAGAGACGATTTCTAAAACATCTGCAAGACTCATTCCTGATTGCATCAATTCTGAAAATGATTGCCCTGTTTTTTCTTTCAACAAATCGGATACTTTTGTACCGGACTTTCCAAGCTCATTCAACATTGCGTTCATATATGTTGTGGATTCTGCTGCTGCTACACCATTAGATGTCAATTTCACATAACCAGTCGTTACCTGATCCAGTGCTACATTGTTCGCTTTCGCAGTTGGGATAATCCTTCCCATTGTTGACGCAAGCTCCCCAACTGTAGTTTTACCTGCATTCTGCGTTTGAATAAGCATATCGGAAACTTTTCCAACTTCACTAGCTTCCAATCCATAGGCATTCATGATCGTGGTTAAAACATCCAGCGCGTTTCCAGCATCTGCAAATCCAGCTTTTGCAAGTTTCGTAGACTTTTCTACAAACGCAAGAGCATCGCCTGTTTTCTGTCCTGCTGAAATTGCATCGTACACGTTATCTGCAATCTCTGTTGCACTTATACCAGTCTGATTCGACAGATTCTTTATCCCCTTTTCCAATTCGGAAATCGGTACTTCTGTTTCGTCCGCAATCGTGCTTACTTTCGCAATTGCTTCTTCAAAGTCCATGCTCATCTTGGAAGAAGCGATCCCAGCACCGGCAAAAGCTCCGCTTAACGGAGCAAGTGCCTTTCCTGCATCGCTAACTTTACCGCCAATTTTCTTAACAGATTCTCCGGCATCATTAATCTTGCTTGCCACTTTTCCGGATACATCATTTAATTTTTCCAATTGTGATGTATAAGATTTTAAATCTTGTTCAGTCTTTGCGAGCGTCCTCTGGAATTCTCGATATTCATCTAATCCGAGATCGCCAGATTTGAACTTCTGTTCAACTTCACTTTGTGCTTGTTTTAATGCATCCAGTTTTTTATTCGTGTTTCCAATCTGCTCATTCAGCAACTGTTGCTTTTGCGTGAGAAGTTGCGTATTTTTCGGGTCAAATTTCAATAATCTATTTACGGACTTAAGTTCTCCGCCAAGACTTCTTGATGTTTTGTCTACGTCTTTTAAAGCCTTATCTAGCGCCATTGTATCCGCACCGAATTTAATTGTGATTCCTTTTATTTTCTTATTCGCCACTTTCTCACCTCTTTAAAAATTATCAAAATCTTCCTGTGTTGCTTTTCTCGCAGTAGGATTTTCACCCTTCTTCTGGTTGTCTATATACTCTTGTACGTAATCCAGACAGTCACCGATCGTCATTTCTTCCATGTCTTCGCTGGTCAGTCCAACCTGTCGGCAAACATAAAAAAAAGACTCATTTGTGAACGGTTCGCCACTCGATGAATCTTTATCATTTATTTTTTTTTACTTGTTGGCATGGTGTCTGTAAGCAGATCCTTTACTTCTCCCATGATTTCATTGAGCGGGAATATTTCGAATCCATCCAGCCACTCCAATGGATCAGGAATCGTCCTATCTGCTGTTTTCGCCATTGTCCAGATAATGTCATAAAATACTTCCATATCCATGTGATCCAGCGATGCAAAAGAGATATCCTGTATTCCAAAATTCCTTTTCGTTCCTTTTCCAAACACTTTCGCTACTTTCATCAGGTCTGCAAAGTAATCACGTCCAAACTGTGCCTTGTACCTTTTAGGAAGTGCTGCTGTCGATTTCAGTTTCACTGGTTTTTCGTCAATGTAAATTGTTTTTTCCATAACATCCTCCACTTTTTCTATTGGGGCAGATCGATCCACCCCTTTATTTCGCTTTACCTACTTTTGCCTTTCCAATCTTCCCCCTGCCTACCAAGGCGAGGTCTTCAGGGGGTGCTATTCCCCCGATTCTTCATACACTTTTGTATACCAAGAGTTATACGTCTCTTCATCCACTCCTGCGGATGTAGACGCTTTAACCAGATTATCACTCGGTCTCGGGCTTGCTACCATTGCCAGTTCTGTTGTATTCGGATCACCACTATCTTTTGTCGCACTTCCAACAGATGGTCTGTTTACGGAGCAGTAATACAAGAGATGTCGTGTCGCTTTTACATCTCCCTGGAACTCAAACATCAATGCAATATTTGCCGTCTGAGCGTCAGAGTTTTCGATCAGCACTCCTTTTTCTGTTTTCTTTTCTTTCAGCACTTCCGTGCGGAAATCTTCCGGAACTCTCGCAAGCGTCAGAGTACCTTCGTATCCCTGATTGTTTGGGTTTGTGTAATAATCAATGTCATCAGCTTTAAATCGGATCAGATCACCACTCTTGTCGAATGTGATACTTACTGCTCCCGGCAATCTCTTCGGCGATCCGTATGTGATTTTTCCGCTCTCATCTACTGTAACAACAGCGTAATAACAGTTTCTTAAGCCAAATTCCACTTTGTTTTCTTTTGCCTGTACAGCTTTTGTTGCTCCTGCCATATGTTACCTCCTATATTTCAATTTCATATGCTTTCAAATACATATTTTCAGAATCTAAAAAACTCTCGTACGATTCATACGTGAGTTCATTACTGTTTAATAGTTCCTTTACTTTTTCTTCCAACTGCAAGTCTTTCTGATCTGTGTATACCTCGATCGTGACGGCGTATCCCTCGTAATACACGGTGTCATCCGCATAAAATCCGATATCCTCGTCAACATAGTATACGATGTACGGTAATTCTGGTACTTGACCGACTGCAAAACAACGATACGCAATCGGAAGATCTAGCGTTTTTAACTTGTCTTTTAATTCTGGCAATGTCATTTTACAGTCTCCTTTCCAGTTCATCGACATACTCTTTTATGCATTCCTGCTCCACTTCTTCTATATGCGGTTGCGCCTGTACTTCACCAATTTTTCTCCCACCACGTCTCAGCTGGTGTCCTTTTTCCAGTAAATGTGCTATGCGGTATGTTGGAGATTTGTTGTACACCGTTATTCCATATTTATCGGTCGTTCTCGTCCAGTTCTTTGCATAAGTACCGCCATTCTTGCTCTTTGGACTATTTTCTCTTAGTTTTTTCACAGCTTTTCCGGACACTTTCATTGCGACTTTCTGTGTGGTTTCTTTTACTTCTTCTGTATACTCTTCCATCTGCCGCATAATTTCTCTGGCGAGTTTGTCAGCACTTATGCTTTCGCTCATTTTTCGATCCTTTCCGTACAGGTCAGTTCCAACTCTTCCATGCTGATTGGATACGTCTTAATCACTTTCAGCTTCTTTCCGTGGAATCGGATATATCTCTGTCCTTCATATTCGTAAGGATGCACGATTAAAATCTCTGAAATTTCCATATTGTTCTGTCCGGCAAGGTAGAATTCATTTCGTGGCACTTTCTCTTTACAGCACCATATCTCCTGTTCCGTTTCAATCGGTACTTGCTGACCGATCTCATCCTCTTCATACCCGTTGGAAGATATCAATACTACTTTTTCATCCCATGTTCGATTCATTCTGCACCGCCTTAATCATCAGATTGTTCAACCGAAACCGTATACTTCTTGGAATCACCCCATCTTCTGGATGATTGTACTTCCACGTAGCCCAATCCAGAACGAGCAGGATGTGGTCATACCTTTCTTCTGTGATTCGAATACCATATACATTTTCGCATTCATCCAGAATTCCGTCTATAATCGCATAAAGAATGGAATCTCTACTATTTGTAGAAATTCCAACTCTATCTTTCAGTAATTGGAGTATAGTATTTCTCACAACTATCCCTCCTTACTACTAGCTTTTCTCGGCTTTCTTTTTACTACTCTGGCAGTTGCCAATTCTCCGCCAGAGGAAGTTACTCCCCCGGTGTGTATGTAATGTAGAATCCGGCGTCTGCATCCGTTTTCTTCACATCATATCTCACAATACCGGCAAGTAGTTTACCGTAAATCTGGTTATCTACCCATTCAACGCTTGTCTGTTTGCGGTCAAAGAATGCGCAGAATGATTTCGGATCACCGACAAAACCTTTTAATTCGCCGGCTCCTGCGATCATTTCGTCATCCAAAACGATTACCTCTTTGCCAAACAGCATTTTTCCGCTTGAGGAAGTGATGGAATCCTGCAGCAGATATCTTCCATTCTTATCTTTCAGCTTGTCCAGCTCGGCATACAAGGAAGCTGAAATGATGAATTTTACAGGATACACTTTCTTGATTTCTTTGTTCACCAAGTCTTTCAGTCCATCCAGACCTGTAACACTTTTCGCTGTTGCACTCTTTAATACAGTTGCGATATCTGTATTTCTTGTATTTCTGGACTGGTCATTGATTTCATCCCGGATTAGACCTGTTACATCATAGTCAGCGTCATCAATAGCCTCCTGAGAAATCGGAATATATCCTCTTCTTGTTTCGATGCTATAGTCGATATTTGAGATTTTTGGTTTGGAAAGCTCTGGGTTCTGTTCCAGTTCTTCAACAGTAGACATTTTACTTCCAGATTTCGCAATTACTGGATATTTTCCAGATGAACTGTTTACGCTTACATTTTTCACGTAGTTTTTCAGATCTACAATATCCTCTGGTTTCTCCTGTGGAGCAAGAATTTCTACCGGGATCAAAATACCTGCATCCGCTTCTTTAAATCCGCCCTCTCTTACCTGCCCTTTGGACTTCACAAATGCGTTAATCGCGCTTCTTGCCTCTTCGATTTCTTCACTTCTTTTACCCATATCTTTCTCCTTTTCACGTTTTTCTGGAGCTTTTTCATACTCCTTCATTTTTCCACGCAGCTCGCCAAGCTCTGTTTCAAGCTCGCTTTTTCTTTCTTCGTGCGCTTCTTTTTCCTCAGTAAACTTCGTAATCTCTTCATCCACAACCGAGCGTTCTTCCTCTGTATTTGCTTCTTCAATGGATGTTTCCAATTCCTTTTCTCTTGTCTCAAAATCTGCGTCTTTTCCACGGATTTCTTCCAATTCTTTCTCTTTGTCTGCGATCTGTTTCGCAAGCATTAACTGTCTTAAAGCCATTATTTTTCTCCTTTCAATCTCCTCGTGGCATTACTTCGCCACTGCACCAACTGTTTCTCCCGATACTGTTCCACCTGTGCATGTCTCGCCTGTACGCCCGTATCTTCATAAGCCGGGAATGTGCATACAGACACTTCGTGCAGATCAACTTCTCGTATTGTCCATTTCACAGTGCCGTCATCTCTCCAGTCGGTTTCCTCCCGCAAAATATTGAATCCGAATGAGCATTGATCCACATCTCCACGTTTTACCCTCTCATACAGGTTCATTGCATCTGAATCATTTTCGTTTATATCAATTTCGCCCCATAGACCTCTTGTATCGGTTCTCAGGCGTAAAGTTCCAACTTTTGTCCGTCCAAGTACAAGTGTGTCATCATGGTTTGTCAGAGCGCGGATGTCGTTGCTCATGGTGTTCGCAAATGCTTCTGGTGCAATCTCTTCATAAGCTCCCGGCCACAACTCTGTTTCGGAATTAAAAACAGCGAAGTATCCGGAAATTGTTTTCTTTCCGTCCTCCGCTTCTCGTGTTTCAAACTCCGCTTTCCACGATCTGGTTAAGTTTTCTTTTTTCCGCTCCACTATTCATCACCTCCCCCGTTTAATTTCTTCTGCTTACCGATCATGCCTTGCGGTATAAAGTTTTCGAGGATAATCAGATCATTCAATCCGTCCTTCGGAGAATCACCAATCAGATTCAGTACATCATTTCCTGTGTAGATCCCTCGGATATATAGGTTCATTCCGATTTCCGCAAGCTCCTTGGTGTCATAAGCCATCAGGCTTTTCGAGTTGCATTTAAAGTACCAATGCGGGCTCTGAATCAAACCTTTCGTAAGTGTCTGCTGGAATACGTCCGCAATCGACTTCACCCGCGTACGGACAAAGTTGTTATACTCGTCCTTGTTAAAGCTTCCGACTCCCAAGAAAAAAGGCGGTACATCCAATAAGGATGCAACCGTCCTCTTATCAATCTCCACCGATTCATTGATCGCAATATCTTTTAGGGACAACGGCTTTACCTCGGATACTTCCAAAAATTCCGCTGGTATGATCCAAGGTTCTCCGGGTTTTGATTCTTTCAGATACTTTTCTTTGATCTGCTTTCTTCCAGCTTCGTTCGCAAAATCCTCTGACATTGCATCTACCTTCACGATAATGTTCGGCATGTACTGTCCGCTCATAAAAGATTTCTTAGTCGCATTCGCCTGTTTCAAATTAGATGCGATATCCTTTAAAGCAAGCCTGTAGCCCGTACCCTTCCACGGATATTCTGGGTTCGGGTTGATTGCAAAGTGCAGCACTTCACTGGGATCATATTCTTCGCTTCCGTAAATCACCTTATATCCCGTTGACGTCTCTTCAAAACTTGTCATAGACGGCTTTAATGGGATCAATTCATCAATGTATCCATCTCTCATCACCGGTAGGACAACTGCGTTCCCGTCACCCGGTAATAGCATCGAGTAAACAATGTTGTAAACCCACGCTTTTCTTGTCATCAGCGAATATGGATTGATATCAATCTTTCGTGATAACTCATTCTTAATTCGGATATCTCCATGTGGACCATTTTCCATCAGGTGGATTGTCATGCCGGAAACAAGATCGGCAATCTTCTGACACGCCGCCCGAATTTCTGGATTCTGTGCCAGCGTTGTGTACCCTGACGGCAATAAAAAATCAGAGAACGTAGCTCCCTGATACACAAATACTTTATTCTGTGGTTCTGATCTAATGCTTTTCTGCTTCTTTTTCTTCGCCATTTCATCCTCCTATTCTTCGTCTTCCACTAAAAACAGTCTCCCATTACTATCACTTCCAAGACTGGTGAATTTTTTACCACTAAAATCATCCTTATTTTCAGCATAAGATATATCAGACGTATGCTTGCAATCTCCACTGCATTTCTCGCATCTTTTCCCATCACATAAATAAAGGATTTCGCATTCTGTTTTCATGCCCATTCTTTCTCCTATTCTCTCTTTAACCATTTGTTCGCTGCATTTCCAAGTGCCATATCCGCCAGCATCTGGCAACATGAAAAGACTCCTGCATCAAACAAGTCAATTCGTCTTACACCGCCGTCTCCGTCTACTTTCTCGTATTGGATCATGTCATCCACCTTTTCGATTGCACGTACATTCTGTACGCAGTACTCAAAAGCATCTGAATGTAGATAATAGAATTTTTTATTCTTTACCTTCACCTCGATATGCCGAAATCCCTCAGATTTTACATAAAAATACTGGGGCTGATCCTGAATCCGGAATCCAGATTTTTTCATTTTTAAGAAAAACTCTCGTCCGAATTTCTTGTCGAATCCAACAATTTTTATTTTGAATCCCATCTTTTTCATGGAGATGAACCAATTCACAATGTCATCTGGGAGCACTGTAGCTGTATTACTCATCGTCAACCATCCGTCTTCTTCCCATCCAAATAGTGGGATACCATCTTCATCGCCTTTTTTAATTGCCGCTGCCCTCGGGAAAAATGCGTGTGTGATGCAGATGTCGACATCTTTGTATGTTCCGTAGATTGCGCCGGCTGTTAGATCGTGAAGTTTTGATAAATCGGCACCGCCATACCATGTGATCGGCAGTTTTGCCAGCTCTTCCAGCGACCAGTTATATTCATCGTCAGATGATCTGAATTCGTTGATATCAAAGTAAGCATTTAAAGCATTCGTAAAGATGTTCAGTGTTTTGTTTAAATACTCTGCTCTCAACTGTGGCTCATTCATTGCCTGTGCTGCATCATCCAGAAGTTCGCTTAATGTAACAGTGACTCCAATGGACGGCGTACACATCTGTAGCACTTCCGGATCATCCAAAGTTGTAATCTCGCCTTTGCTGTTTAAAACATTTCCTTCTTTATCCTGGTCTGCTTTGCAAATAAAAATAAAATAGGAATCATACGCTTTGTCTGTGATTGTTCCATTCAAAACGTCATGAAGAGTCTTAATCCTATTCGCAAGGAATCCGTCCGGAATGTCTCCAGCAGTAGATATACCAATCAACAATTTGTTTCGATATGCTTTCATGGCGTTTTTCATCAATATATATTTTTTAGCCCCAGCTCTTTTCCAAGAATGCAGCTCGTCAAGAATCAGGCAGTTACAGTTCAGAGAGTCCAATTTGTCCTCTTGGTTGGCAATCGCATACATTTCTGCGGTACCATCTCCGAAATCAATACTAATGGAATGCTCTTGGTTATTGTTTCGGATTCTTAGCTTATCAACATCTCCACGCAAGGTTTCAACGTTATCCACTAAAAATCCAAAACTTTCCATGGTTTGTTTCACCGAGTTCGCCACAATGTATGTCTTTGCCCCAGATCCTCTGTCCAGAATACTCTTTGCTTCTGCCAGTGCAGCACTGAAGGATGTTTTCCCCTGTTTTCTTGGTAAAAAAATAAGTGCTTCATTGAAACGCCGGATATCTGTACCTTTTCGGAAAAATCCAAATAAGTTGACACATACAAACTTCTGCCAATCGGTCAATAGCATTGGAGTTCCTTTAAAACTGACTCCGTTCTTATCCTCGCCTTGCACATGGTGGATGGTCCCCTCAATTAGATCAATCACAAAATCAAATTGATCGCTGCGAAAATCCAGATCGTCACGCTCCAGATCTTCCAGAAATCTCTTGCACGCAAGTACTCGGTCTATATTTACCAATACTTTCTTGCTTACGATATCTTCCGCATAACGCACAGCCGTATCGAAATGCGGACTGCTGATATTTGATAGATCCATTTATTTTCCCTGTTGCTTCTCCAACAATGATGCAAATACAGATTTCTCTTTTTTCGGCTGTTCGATCTCTGCATTGTACGTTTTGGCATTCAGCATCAGTCTGTCAGAATATGTGCCGATATCTTTTCGGAGGTTTTCAAGACTCACGAGAATAGGGCTTTTTTTACCCCCACTTTTCTCCGTGTCCAGAATTACTTCGTATCCAGATTCTTCAAACTGCTTACTTAAGACATTGTACTGATAGATCATATCTGCGTAGATCTCGATTACCTGTTTGTACTGCACTTTATAGGTTCCAAGCTCTTTCATGTATTTAACTGTTCTGTCGATGATTGTTTGCTTCTGTGGTATATATCTTGCCATCTATTCTCACCTCCTTATCTGCCGGAAAATTTATTTTCACAGATCCGTTCTATTGGAAGGAGTCCTCTCTCCCGATTCTCCTGAGACATTTTTAATTCTCAAAAGGGAGGGGGGATATCTCAATCTTTTTAACTTCCATTTCCATTCCTGCCATATCTTTAAGCCATTCTGCCATTCCGCCTGCCCTTTCCTTGCCAAGTGTAACTATGTTTACCCACACTTTTTTGGATACAGGTTCACCGCTTACGCTGTAGCTGGTATATATATCTCCTTCGCAACACTCCATGCATGTCTTAACAATATCCTCGATTACGTTCAACACTCCACGTTCGTAGTCACTTACTTGTCCTTCCCATCGGATTTTATACATCTTGATTTCTTCCATGCTTCAAACTCCCTTCTTCTTTTCCTCTGCCAGTACATTCCAAGGCTTGTCACCTTGTCCGTCTTCCTGTCGTGCATCCTGTCATGTTGTGCGGTGGACATGCTGATAAGATTCCAGTCCACAAGTGCAAGCTCTGGATACTCTTCCAGAGGATAGATATGGTGTACTGTCGTAGCTTCCGCATACTTCCCGTATCTCTTAGACTCTTGACATTGATAGTTATCACGCCTTAATATGTTTTCTCTTTTCTTTTTCCACTTTCGGCTTTCGTAAAACTTTCCCATGTTTCTTCCCCTCAATCAGCTTCCCGCAGTCCTTACATCTCCACGTATGCTCCGTGATAAAGCTGCCATCATTCTGTCTTACAAGATCTGTGCTGACATATTCTGTCTTTTCATGCTTGCATAGCATTCTTTTGATAACACCCATGCTTTTCTCCTTTTCTTGGCATAATAAAAGCACCCATCTCTGAATGCTAAGAATTTAGGACTACTGCACAATGAAAGAATTATAATGCCAACAAAACACACAACTGAAATCTATAAGAAAGGAGGAACCTTGCAGTAGTCCACAACGGGTATAGCAGGATTCGAACCTGCGACACATCGGTTAACAGCCGATCGCTCTCCCAACTGAGCTATACACCCGTAGGATGCCTTTTATTGACATCCTTTTACCCTATCCGCACTCGGGTACTGACACTAAATATAGATTGCTGAATCTATTTTGTTTGTTTTGCAGATCTGCGGATATCTGCGTTTTGGTACCATTGCAATGTAAGTCCGGTGTGCACTCCCAGAACAGACCTCAGCTGTGCAGCCTGTATACTCACATCACAAAGCGGAGCACTTGGAATCGAACCAAGGACACAGGGCGCGACCCTGCGCATCTACCATTGATGCTATACTCCACATAAAAACACCGCCAGACGAGAAAGGGTGAAAGTCCGGCGGTATTCCGAATGTTTGGAAAGATTGTTTTAGAACAATATACAATCGTTCTAGAATAATTATATCATAAGTAGAATGTTAATTGTGTTAATCTTTCAGTTGTTCACCTATTTTTTGCGAGATTCTCCCCCTGCTATATCCAACAATTTCTGCAACTTCTATTTGTTTTTTACCCTCTATAAACGATAACTCGAATATCTCTTTAATCTCCGTATCACCAATCCTGTTTATGTAGTCCTCAACTTCTTTCTGCTCTTTCAAGATCAGTAGCCTGTCTGCTTCTTTTCTCCTGATTTGCCGTCTTACATTCTCTTCCTCGTAAGGGTCATACATTTGCACAGATGTCCGTACTTCCGTGTATGGAAAATCTGCGCTTGATCCCGTTACTTTCCCCATGACCACAGTTGACTCTCGTTCGCATAGTTCCTGTATTTGCTCCTCAATCCGGATAAGTCTATCTTTATTCGGTTTATACCTTTTCAGTGTTTTCTTGTCCACTGGCAACACTCCCTTTCGTATCTACTCCCCATTTTCTTAAGCAGTCCTCTACTGAGTATGCCTTTCTTTTCATCCATTTCTTAGCGTTCTCTGTTGGCTTATGCTTAGCCATATCATGTGCATCTATCTTTCGGATGACTCCTGCCGTCTCCTTTCTGCGTCTCATGGTTTCCCTGTTCATGCCGTCACCTCAATCTCTTCTCCTGTCAGATCCTCCAGCTTCTGTCGCATTTCTTCCACTGTCATTTTCTTTGGTTCTTTGCGCTCCCAGATAAGTTCGAGATTTTCGTCAAAAAATACTTCTTCTAAACATTTGATTGATCCCGGAATAATTCTATATACTCTAACAATATCTCCGCCTGGATAACCACCTTTCCACTTCAAATCATTTTCATATCCTATAATTTTATTGTATCCGCTTTTATTTGCAAATGTCTCACCCAATAAAAGATACCTATTCTCATTTCTCTGTTCAACTACCATCCCATCTTTCAGATCTGCCTTTGTAAATTCTTTCTGCATGTAATCACTCCATTCTAAAATTTCATATCCTTTGCCTATAAAGTGAGCAAACGATCCTATCGTCCCGCTTCCGGAATAACATGTTTTCTCTTCATGTATTGCATATTCTGTTGTTTTTAAAAATGATCCATCGTCACACCACCGCATCCCATGCTCATGCATCTTTCTGCAAAAGTCTTTCGCTTCCTCTTCTGTCTTGCAGTGTACTGCAATCTTATTTTCTTCATTTTTAAATTCGTCCCAGTTAAATTTTCTCATATTTCCTACCTAACTATCTTTCGCACTATCCAGTCCAAAAACACCACAAATAACAGTATCGGGAATCCCGCAGCCATCAGGTAATCCGCACCTTCTAGCTCTACATCCTCTTCCAATCCTGTCTTTAAAGTAATCACAGTTCCAAGCCCCAGGATGTAGTACAGGGCTAAGAATGCGATTGTAATTATGATGTCCATGTTATTCCTCACTTTCCAGTGCTTTTCTTATTACTTTCAGCACCTCATCTGTCTCTGTTCCCCACGATTCCGCGCATCTTTTGATGCTTTCCGCGTGAACTGTAAGCCCCATTGATACGTGTTCTTCCGCGCTTGCATTTGTCCAAGTTCTGCAGCTTCCGTTTTTTCGCAATATAGTTATCATTATTTTCACTGTTCGCCCTCCGTATTTTCCTCGTACTCTTCTCTTGATATTATGCGTATATTTTCTTCTGGGGTCTTGAGAAATTCCGCGTATTTTTGAATCGTGCATTTCCCAACAGTCTCAATGTCAATAGTGGACAAGTCGTCTGTTTTAAAATCAAAATTACTGCTCGCATACCCAACTTTTCCCATGCCGCCAAACAATGCTGCATCTTTCACTTCCAAATACAAAGTAATTGTTACGTTAATTTTCATTCCGTTTCCTCCTTATCCACATACTTCTCCACAATATCTGCTGCACAGGTCGCCCCATAAATATAGCTTTCCAGCTCTTCTGCTATTTTGCTCGCTCCATGTCTTTTTCTTTCTTCTTTCAAGGTTTCGTAGGCGTCATTTTTCATGTTTTCGATTTCTTCCACGATTTTCTCTAATGCGTTCATCGCTCCACCTCCAACAGCTCTGGATTGTCAAAAATATTTCCATGATTGATAATCTCTGTTGTATAACTCCCAAAACATTCACATATAATCTCGCCGTATTTCTCATTGTTATTTAAACTCCAGCAAGCATCTTTTTCGCAGTATGTGACAACACCAAAGTAATCGTCTTCTGGTTCATAGTAAGAGTATGTATGGATACTTATGATATCATTCTCCCAAATCTTCTTGCCGTCCTTGTCTGTTAGCCCTGTGTACTGACAGAGGGTGTCGGGATCAATCAAGTCATTAAATATATTAGTTCCATTACAAATCAGATGTTTTATCGGCTTACCATCTTCTGTTAGCGGATTGGTAATATATACATACTGACCTTCCACCCATTCACCGTTATCTTTTCTCTTTGCTTTAAAAAGGATTTCTCTATTCATCTTCCTTTCCTCCGTTCTGTCGCATCTGCTCAATGTAAATATCTGTAGCACACCTTACAATTTCCTGTTTCATCCCATCGTAATCAGTGCCTTTGCAAAAAATCTTGTCGCACGATCTTTTAATCATATACAGGATATCTTCAAATGTTCGTTCTTTCACTTTCCCTCTCCACTTCATTGTTGTATTTCATGCACTTTCCATCCTTGTACGCTACACATTTCTCTTTAATACATGGATGTAACACTGGTCTAACAAAATCTCCATTCCCAATAAGCATTGCTTTTACCTCTTCTTTTCCAGTTAAATCAGGGCAAAATAAAATCATTCTTTCACTCTCCTGTTCCATTTCCCTATAGCAGTTGTTTCTAAAGCACATCTTCGCGTTGCGACTCCGCATTCTTTACAGTACACGAAAGCTGATATGACTTTTTCATCAAATCCATAGTGAATTTTCAGTGCCGCTTCTCCACCACAAAACGGGCATTTCTTTAATTCTTCCATGTTACTCACTCCATTTAATTTTCTGACCGCAATTCGGGCAATAAAAATGTTCATAACCTTTTTCGCAAATATATTCACTTTTGCACGTAGGGCATTTAAAGTTAATGTCACCAAGTATGTAGTCCATTATATTCGGCTTCTTTGCCGTATCTCGTTCTTTCAGCTCATGCATCTCACACATCAACTTCGCGCACTGGCTGTTTGCAAAATCATTCACCTTGTTATATTGGTTCAAAATATCGCGCATAAACCGTCCCATCTTGCACTCTGCGCATTTATCTTCCAGTTCCATTTCACTTAACTGGTCCGGATACTTACACAGGTTGTCGCAGATATGCTCCATCATTTCCGTCGTGATTCCGTCCATCCATGTTTCTTCTGTATTTGCCATTAGTCATTCCTCCTAATCGTCATCTCAATCCCGATCTCATCCTTAATCATCTTTGTATACTCATCCCATGTTGCCATATCGTCCACCAGACACTCTGCTTTCAGGTTCATTCGGTCAATAAATCTCTTGCACCGTTTCCCAGCAAAACCGAACTCATCATGCAGCGTTGCGACTGCGATCACCATCATTGTGTCCAGTGTCATGTTTTTGATCTTCTCACAGGCTATATTCAACTCTTTTCTGGTCAGTGCCGTGTTGACTCCCGTGATATTCCGGAACTGGATTTCTTTTTCCAGTCCCTCAATACCGTCTTTTTTTACAATCTCCCTTGCCAGAATCAATCCCTGTGATCTACCGGCTGTATAATCATCAACTTTTCCCATTTTTTCTCCTTAACTGCTTGCAAAGTCCTTCCCACTCAACCTCTTTGCTCCGCGTCCATCTTTTCGCTGCTCTTCTTTTCCGGATCCCAGTCTTATCCATGTACCGGATAAGATCATCTCTGGTAAATTCCGCTTTCTGGATATCATGCAAGACTTTATGGATATGCTCATCCGAGCATCCGAGTTTTACCATCTCTTCGATTTGGAACTGGTACGGATTAAGAAAGTGTGCTGGTCTACGCATTTTCAACCTCTCTTTCCAGCCACTCTTTTTGGCTCTTGTACAAATTCAGGTATTTATCACGGTTTTCTTCGTACAGATCGTTTTCTAAATCCTCATCTATTCTTGTAAGTATCATCTTCACTGCGGAGATTTCTGGCGTATCCGTTTCTCCCGTTATGTTGTTCAAATGATCATTATTCGTCATTTTCCTCTCACCCTTTTCTTCCTCTTCCGCTTTGTACTGCCGTACATAAACGCTGCCATATTGCCCGGTTTGAATCCTGCAGACTGTTTTCTATGGCTGCTAAAGCTGTATTTTCCTCTGTCCATGCTTACTCCCTTTCTAAACTCCACCATGCTTTCACGTTCTTTCCATATCCGGTTGTCTGTATCTTTATTTTTAATTCGTTTCTTGCTTTCATAACATCTGACCGTTTGATTCCCGCTGCATCTGACTCCATGAGCAGTTTCGCTCCGTCATATCGTCCGCCTGCCATTTTATCTTTTAACCATTCCACCGCTTTGTCATAATCAGTCTTAGATGCCTCGTTGACCTTGTCCTTAATCTTTTCCAGTTGGATAGTGTTGGTGTTCAGCTTGTTCCAGATCTTCTCAAAATTCTCTTGCATGATTCTACGGTTCTCTAAAATCTCATCCCGGATGACTGTAAGTGCCTGTGCTGCGGTCATCCCTTTCTTTTCTGGCTCTTTCACCAGACTTCCCGGTTCAAGTCCGAGAAGTAAACACATGGTTCTTTCAAAATCTTCTGTCTGTTCCGGGTTCTTCGCCATATTACAGACAAAAGACTTGCTTCTCCCGAGTTCTGCCGAGAATTTCTCTTTCGTCTTGCCCTGCTTTTCCAGTTCCTTGCAGAGCAGAGCGTAATTTATCGTTACTTTCTTCGGTTCCATAATTCCTCCTAACTAAAACTTGCTTCTGGCTCTTCCTCTGGACATATTTCTCCATCTGCTTCCATTTCGTTTATGATGATTTTCGTTCCCGCTCTTTGCAATCTCAGCAACAGCATGTCAAATTTCCCAAGGTATCTCAACGACTTAATGTCTACACATCCCAAACTGTCAAGTGTATACTCTTTCTCAAAATCCCATTTCGATATCGGAATTTCCATATTCAACTTTTCATCGTGTTCGTTTTCGAAAATGATTACTGCCCTATGCAGGGAGCTCCAAGTAGATCTTTCACGCTCTTCTATTAGCATCTCGCAACTGACCGATTCGTAGTATGGTCCATCGTCAAACTCCACTTCCAGACCAGTTGTACTGATCTTCTTTTCGCACATTGCAATCCATGCATTAAACAGATCAGTGACTTTCATTTCTTTTTCTTCCTGCTTGATTGATAATTCCTTAAAATTTTCCAGAATCTTTTTATTCTCGATACAAGCATCGGAATTTACGATTTCTGTAAGCACCGTATCCAACTTCGGAAGGTATTCCGAAAAATCATACTTCTCTATGTACGGCACCATAACTTCGTCTATTTTTTTTCCTCAGTGCACTTTCTACTTTTCCCCATCTAAACGCTGATTCTATTGCCGATTCTATCGATTCCTTGAATTTATTTCCGAGTATTTCCTTTACTTCTTCCTCAGAGAGACACTCCTGTGCCATTTTTAATAATTCCTCTTTCATTTTCTTCCTCCTTAATTCGAGTTCAGTAGTTGCTCTTCCAGAGAGTCCATGTCGTATTCTCTGCGATCAAAGTTGTTTAGGTTTCTGCTTACTGGCGGTTTTGATTGCTTTGCATCTTTGTTTTTATAATTCCCATCCAGAATCTTTGCCATATTTGCATCATTCATCATCCAATCAAAGGTTGCCGACCAATTCCGGTTATTTTCCCCTTTCAGAAAATCACTTTCCTCTGCAAGCTCAAATCCCCTCTTAATGTCATCAATGGAATATTTTCTTAATCTTGCTTTAATTGCACGTTTTCTTTTTTCAGATAATCGTGTTAAGCGAGGGAATGACACGCAAGTGGCATTATACATATCAGCTATTTGCTGATAATCTACTCTATTACCTCTTATATCTCTTTCTTTATCTTTATCTTTATCTTTATCTATATCTGAAACAGCGACGTCAGACGTTCTTTCAGACGACTTGTCAGACGATTTTTCAATCAAAGCCCTCTGTTTGGCTCTTCTTTCCTCTTGGTACAGCCTGTCACGCTCCTTTTTTCGTTCATAAGCATCCAATGTCTGGTGCTTATTCCAGTTCGGGATCGTGATTATTCCCTCCACTATCTCAATCATTTTAAATTGCTCAAACGCATTCAAAGCCAACTTTACAGTAGATTCATTCATTCTAAAGATTGTAGCCAGCATCTTGTCTGTGTAGGGAATCTTGTCATTCATCAGGAATACGCCACCGTTATTTTTCTTCCCAGCAAGGCATAGTAGCTTGAACCAGACTGTTATAATTGCATAAGCATCTGGCAAATCCTCTATCAGCAATATCTTTTCATCGTCAAAGATATCCGTTGCTATCTTTATCCACTTTACCTCTGCCATCACTCATCCTCCGCAATATAAACCACCACGCAAGGCGTGTCGGAATACACTTTTTCAATCTCCAGACTGGTCACCTGCTTATCATCGGTGTATGCGACTCCGTTCAGTCCATCCAGAATGATTTTTGCGATATTATCCAAGTCCGGCTTCTTATTCGGCTTTATTTCGCCTTTTAATGCTTTCTCCTTATTCTTCTTAGACCAGCTCTCTGGAATCGGAAATTTCGCTAAAATCCGAACTCTCAGAGGGATGTTCGTATAAAGCACGCCTGCGCTTTGTTTATAAATCCTCGCAACTTCCTTTTCATATTTCTTGGTTGCGGGTGGTGTGTATGTAATGACCTTAAATCCGGCTCTGCGGAATTTTGGTCTTGCTTTTCCAACGGGTTTTCCCGGAATTGTAATTATCATTCGTTCTCCTTTCTGCTCCCGGAGTTACCGGGAGACAATGAATCTGGCTTACTTAAGGTATTTGTGACGTACTACACAGCAGCCATGAACGGGTTACAATTTATAGCAAAGGTTAACCCTTACTAACATAGTGAAATTCTTGCCGGAACTGTTCTTCTGTTCCGTAGTGCTGCAAATAATACTCCTTGCAGCGTTTTCTTAAGTATCGGTCAACTTTCGATGCATTCTCCCCTGCCCTTGTTCCGTTTGGATGCAGATCCGGTCTCAGTGGAGCTATGAATCCGTAATCTTCCGAAAGTTCAATTTCTTTCGATGTGTGGCTAAAAACATGATGTCTCTCCACTCCGTAAGCTCCGGTGTGCATGCAGTGATCCATATCTTCTGTAAATATGCTCCACAGCTTCTTTGGTCTGCCGGATGCTCTTTGATGACCTTTTTTCTTTTTCTTTCGCTTCGGCTTTGGGAATGCCATGTCACTGTAATCAATACTCACAGTTCAATCCCCCATTTTTGTCTAAGCTCTTCTTTTTCATCTGGGGTCAAAAGGTCTGCATCCGGTATTCCAACCTCTCTGCAATCTTCCAACACGCCTTTGATGAGTCTGCTCATTTCCTTGGTGTTATACTTGCTTGACCCTTTGTAGCATTGCAGAGTGTGTAATGTTTCAACTCTCCCTTTTAGGTCTTTTACTTCCTGTGCTCCACGATCTATCACAATCCGGAACACTGACTGTGCCAGATAGATGTCTTTTTCTCGGAGTGGTATATACTCGAAAGCGCCGTGGGATTTTAATTCATTTAGGTACGCTTGCCACCTGGTGATGTCCAACTTTTCCGCTAATTTATCGAGTAACACCCACAAGTAAGAGTTTGCGTCAAGGCTTCTCTTTGCTCTGTACGGCTTTATTTCAAGCGTTAATTTCTCATAATCTTTCAGTTCATCGTAGGCTTGTCGGAAGTCCTCTATAGGCTCGAATAGAATGGTCAGCTTTCCACTGTGATAATCTGCGACAGGTTCTTTCAATCTTCCTGTAAACCTCATTATTCTTCTCCCATATTTCTCATAAGCTTTTTAAATTGCTCCACTGTCAGTTCTCGCAAACCAGACACCTTATAAGCCCGACACACATTCGCTATTGTCTGCTTATGCTTAGGAATGCAAATTTCCAGTGTTTTTACCTGTGATTCGGTCACATAGTTTTTGGGAGGTTCTTCTTGATTAGCAGGATTATAATTTCCGGCATTTCTACCAAGCGAAAATACTACTTTTCCGGTTTTCTCATTTTCGATTTTCAGTGCATCTATGTTTCTTTCTTTGTCATAACCAACATAACTTACTCGGAAACGATCATAACAAGTGCTTCCATTACCATTCTGTTTCGCGGAAATTTCGCATTTATCGGATGAGATCCAAATAAACGGAGCGGTA